GAACATCGAGGCGGCCTGCACGCCCGACGCCCTTAAGATTATGAACGCCGTCCGTCCCGATCTGGTAACGCTGGTGCCGGAGCGGGATGAGGCGGGGGAGTTACGGGACGACCGCGGGAACCCGGCCGGCGGGACCACGACAGCGGTTGGGCTCCGCATCGACTGGCAGCAGGGGCCGTTGGGGCGCGGGGCGACGCGCAAGGAGCCGAACGGGGCGTTCGTGGAGACCGTGATCCTCGCGGCGATTGACCGGCTGCGGTGGTATCAGCAGAGCCGGTTTGCGTGCCGGGACAATGAGCAGGCGATCAACCATCTGGCGAGCGCGCTCGCCGTGTTGGAGGCTCGCACGAGAGACCGGGAACAGCGCGGGGTGGAGGGCACGCACCAGGTCTAGGATCGGGGGAGGACGTGGGGAGCGCATCGAAGGGGCGCTGTAGAACCGGCGGGGCGTGGGGGGCGTCCCAGTGGCACCGGGGCCGCCGGCCGCGCGCAGTGCCAGCGCAGCCGCAGGCGCTCCCTTCGGTGGAGGGCAAGCCGCCAACAAGCAGGAGGAGCACGGGATGGGAGAGACTGATGGTCTCCGGGGATGGCGGGCGGAGGTGGGTGGGGCGTACCGGCAGCGGCCGCTGAAGGTGTCCGCGATCCAGTGGGAGCCGGAGCTCGGCATCGGGCATGGGGTGCGGGCGCGGCCGAAGAAGCACAAGAGTAACCCGGATGAGTTCTACGTCCGGGATCGGTTCGGCAAGGAGGCGCGGATCGAGCCGGGCCAGTGGGTACTGACCTACCCGGACGGCTCGAACGCGATCCTCGCGGACGGGACGTTCCAGGCGTTGTATGAGCCGGACGTGGCGGCAGCGGATGGGGAGGCGGCTGCCACAGGGCAGCCTTCGCGCACAGTTGAGCCAGGCAAGGCGCAAGACACCTTGATGGTCTCCGGGGATGGCGGGGCGACCCTCGTGTCTGGAACGGGCAGCCAGACGGCACATCCGGGCACCAAGGGCGACCCGGACTGATGGCGCAGCCCGAGCCCGCGAAACCGAGCCCGCAGGAAGCCACGGAGCAGCTCGAACGGCACTACGCCCGCTGCTTCGGATCGGAGGATGGGAAGGCGGTCTTGGCCGATCTGATGCAGGTCTGCTTTGTGCACCAGTCGACCTACGTGCCGGGCTGTACGGACGCGATGCTGATCAACGAGGGGTGCCGGCGGGTGTTGTTGCGGATCGCGGCGATGACGCGGATGGAGATGTCGGAGGTCTACTTGCAGCGGGCCCGGAAGCCCGCAGGGGGGGCCTGATGAGCCCGGTGAACGGATAACTCGGAGGGTGAGATGGAAGATTGGAAAGCGGGGCTGGCGCCGGAGTTGCGCGACAATCCGAACATCGCAAAGTTCGGGAGCATCGAAGAGCTGGTGAAGTCGCACATCAACGTCCAGAGCATCGTCGGCGCAGAGAAGATTATCATGCCAAAGGACGCCAACGACACCGCGGGCTGGACGCAGGTCTGGTCGAAGCTGGGCCGGCCGGAGGTGGCCACCGGATATCAGGTGCCAACGATCGAGGGATTGCCGGAGGGCTTCACGATCGAGGAAGCGCGGGTCAAGGAGTTTCAGGAGGCCGCGCACAAGCTGGGCCTCTCGCAGGCGCAGGCGGCGGGGCTCTACCAGTACTACATCGGGACGCAGGTGGGCCGGTTCAAGGAGGTCATGGGCAGCCAGGACGCTGCGCTGTCGGCCGCAGAGAAGGCGATGCGCGCCGAGTGGGGCACGGGCTACGAAGCACAGGTCAGCCTGGCGAAGAAGACGCTCGCCTGGGCGGTCGGCGCAGAGGAGGCGAAGGCGCTGGGCGAGGCCTATGGCAACGATCCGAGGTTTCTGCGGATGCTGGCGAAGGTGGGGAACGCGATGAGCGAGGACGTGCTGGGGCCGGGGATGCCGAAGCCGGGCGATCTCACGCCGGACGCCGCGCAGAAAGAGATCAGCGCCATCATGGCGGATCTCAAAGGCCCGTACTTCGACGCCAACCACCCGGAGCATCAGGCGATGGTGGCGCGAGTCACGCAGCTGATGGAGCTGGCGAATCCGGGCGAGATGGTGGCGGCATGACGCTGACGCGCGCGCGCATCGAGGAGCTGGTGCGGGCCACGGGTCCCATCCAGGAGATCACGGCCTCCTGCGATGCGCTGGAGCAGCTGGCGATGGCGTCCACGGAGGGGACGGGATTCCTGCAGCGGTTCCAGATGGCGTCGTTGCGGCTGCGCTGCGCCGAGATCGTCTTCACGACGGGCTCGCAGGCGCATCGAGACCGATTGGAGCAGGAAGCGGAACGGCTGTATGCCTTCGCGCTGGAGAAAAAGATTGACAACGCGCGCGAGGGAGCCTAGGCTTTTGTCGTTCACGGTCTGTCCCTCGGATAATCCCGCCTCGGGACCCGGCGACAACCATCAGACCCGGGCAACCGGACAATCTGAGCGCGTTCAGGTTGTGGGTTGTCACGCTCTCACAAGGAGGGTCTGATGGGCGCTATCTCAGTCGGGTTCGTTAAGCAGTTCGGCGCGAACATCATGCAATTGGTGCAGCAGAAGGGTTCGCGCCTGCGTCCGACCGTGATGGTCGAGACGGGGATTGTCGGAGAGGAAGCCTTCTTCGATCAGCTCGGCACCAAGACGGCCACGAAGAAAACCACCCGCAATGCGGATACGCCGATCACCGCACCCGACCACGCGCGGCGCATGGTGACGCTGTTCGATTACGAGGTGGCCACGTTGCACGACAAGCAAGACCAGCTCAAGATGCTGGCGGATCCTACCAGCCGGTACGTCCAGGCGGGGGCGTACGCGCTCGGGCGCGCGATGGATGATGAGATCATCGTCGCGGCCTCCGGCACCGCCAAGACCGGCAAGACCGGCGCGACATCGACCACGCTGCCCTCCGCGCAGAAGGTCGCGCATGCCAGCGCCAACCTCACCATCGCCAAGCTGCTCTCGGCGAAGGAAATCCTCGATGCCGCCGAGACGGATCCGGATGAGCAGCGCACCTGCGCGCTCGAGGCCTCGCAGGTGACGGATCTCCTGAACACGACGGAGATCAAGAGCGCGGACTACAACACCGTCAAGGCGTTGGCGGCCGGGCAGATCGACACGTTCCTCGGGTTCAAGTTCGTCAGGACGCAGCGCCTGGAGGGCGCGGGCACGGCTGGGGATCCGCGGATGGTGCTCTGCTACCTCCGCACCGGCATCGTGCTGGCGATCTCGCAGGACATCACGACGGACATCGGGGTGCGGCGCGACAAGTCGCTGGCGAAGCAGGTCTACCTCTCGCTCGGGGTGGGCGCGACCCGGATGGAGGAAGAGCAGTTGGTCCAGATCGCGTGCGTTGAGTGAGGCCGGTAACCGTTAACGAGGGAGGACTGCAATGGCAACCGTGAAAGCCGTGAACCGGACGCTCGCGGACGCGACGGACTGGGATCACACGCTCAAGCCCGGCAAGTTCGGCGGGCACGTCAGCGTGATGGTCGACACCTATGAGGCGTCAGCCTTGCCGTCCGGGGACGTGATCGAGATGGGCGGGGATCTGCCCATCGGGGCCCAGGTGCTGGACGTCATCGTCAAGCACGATGCGCTCGGCGGGAGCGTGACATTGGCCGTCGGGGATGCAGAGGATACCGACCGCTATATCGCGGCCACCGCGGCCAGCTCGGCTGGGGCCTTGCGGGCCACCTTAGCCGACGGCGCCGAGTACGAGGTCGACAACACCACGCCGAGCACGCCGGACACCCAAGTGCTCGTGACGATCGGCGGGGCGTCGGCGACCGGCACGATCAAGCTGATTGTGCTGTACACGTTTGAGTAAGCCGCCGCGCGCGCTGTGAGTCCCACAGCCGGGGGGCCAGTCAGGATGCCACGCCTGGCTGGCCCCCGTTGTTTGTAGGAGGAGGATGAGCATGGGCGCCGCCACCGACGTCGTGATTGCGAATCTCGCCCTGCGCCATCTCGGGCAGAAGGCGATCACGTCGCTGACCGACACGACCGACACCACGGCGGTCAAGGTCAACGATGTCTACGCCTCGCTCCGCAAGAAACTCCTCCGTGAGCACCCCTGGAACTTCGCGGTCGTCAATGCCATCCTCGGCCACGTCGTGGACGCGGACAAGACCATCACGGGCGCGACCGCCGCCAATCCCGTCGTGATCACCTCGGCCGCGCACGGCTTTGCCAACGGGAACATTGTCTCGATCCGTGATGTGGTCGGGATGGTGGAGCTCAACGGCCGCAAGTACACGGTGGCGAACCAGACGACCAACACGGTTGAACTCACAAGCGTCGATGGCAGCGCCTACACGGCCTACAGCTCCGGCGGCAAGGTCGGCAAGGTCACGACGGTCGGGGAGGAGTTCGACTACACGAACCGCTACCTCCTGCCATCGGACTTCCTGCAGGTCATCAAAGTGCAGGGCGAGCCGGAGGATGAGATCGACTACCGGCTGCAATCCGGCGGCACGAACCTCGAACTGCACATCGATGATGATGAAGTCAACATCCAGTACATCGCGTCGGTCACCGATCCCACCAAGTTTGACGACACCTTCGTCGATGTCTTTGCGCTGCTGCTGGCGGCTCGGCTCGCCTTCACGATCTCGCAGTCACGGACGATGGCGCAGGGCATGGAGGAGCTGTACGAGCAGGAGCTGGCGAAGGCCAAGGGGCTGAACGCGATCGGGCGGGGGCGGCCGCGGCAGGTCAGGCAGGATGATGTGATCGATGCGCGGGGTGTGCCGTGATGTGCGGCTGTCGAGTCTGCTACATAATGCGGCGCGACATTAAGACACGCCCGGTCCCGCCGAGCGGAGGGCCGTTGGTGTGGTTGTGCAACTGCGGTCACCAAATTCGGTTGCAACGGAGCCACCCAGGCTGATGCCGAAGGCCTCATACATCCAGACCAACCTCACGTCCGGGGAACTGAGTCCCCAAATGCTCGGGCGCGTGGACGTCAACAAATACCAGAACGGCGCCGCGCAGATCCAGAACTTCCTCGTGACGCCCTACGGCGGGGCGCATCGCACCCCCGGGACGCGTTTCGTCGGGGAGGTGCGGGATTCCAGCGAGGTGGCGAGGTTGATCCCGTTTCAGTTCTCGACGTCGCAGACCTACATGCTGGAGTTCAACGACGGCAAGATTCGCTTCTCCCGCAACCAGGGGCGGATCGTCGAGACGAGCGTCACGATCACGGGCGTCACGCAGGCCAATCCCGGTGTCGTGACGGCCGCCAGCCACGGCTACAGCAACGGCGACGACGTCGTGATCAGCGCGGTCGGAGGGATGACGCGCCTGAACGGCAACGTCTACCGGGTGGCGAACACGGCCGCCAACACGTTCGAGCTCACGAACCCGCAGACGGGCGCGAACATCAACACCAGTGCCTACGCCGCCTACACGTCCGGCGGGACGGTGGCGCGCATCTACGAGATCGCGCAGCCCTACGCGGCCGCCGACCTCAAGGATCTCCAGTTCGCGCAGACCGCGGACGTCATGTATCTCGTCCATGAGGACTACTCGCCGCGCAAGCTCTCCCGCACCGGGCATACGGCGTGGACGCTGGCGACCGTCACGTTCGTCGATGGGCCGTTCTTGCCGCAGAACACCACAGCGACGACGCTGACGCCCTCGGTGTCAGCGGTCGACGCGACCGGCACCCTCACGGCGTCGACGGCGATCTTCTCGGCGGCCGCGGACGATCCGACGGCGAACATCATCGGGCAGCTCTTCAAGCTCCATGGCGGCGTGGTGAAGGTCACGGATTTCACGTCCACGACCGTGCTGCAGATCACCGTCGTCTCGACGCTGTCGGCGACCACGGCGACGACGGCCTGGTCGGAGGGTGCGTGGAGTCCTGGCAATGGCAACCCGCAGGCGGTCGCGTTCTTCGAGCAGCGGCTGGCGTTCGCGGGCTCGACCAACAACCCGCAGACCATCTGGTTGTCGGTGTCGGAAAGTTACGAGGACATGGACGTCGCCGCGGCGGGCGCGGACGACGCGATGATCTACACGATTGCCACCGACCAGGTCAACGCGATCCGCTGGCTGTCGGCCTCGAAGGTGCTGATGCTCGGGACCTCGGGCGGCATCTTCTCGCTCTCCTCGGGCGATGACGCGACGGCGTTGACGCCGACCAATGTCGTGGTCAAGCGCGAGTCCTCCTTTGGCGTCGCGGCGCTGGTGCCCAAGCAGATCGGCAACTACGCCTTTTACGTGCAGCGCGACACGATGGTCGTGCGAGAGCTCGCGTATAGCTTGGAGATCGACGCGCGCAAGGCGACCAACATCACGATCCTCTCGGAGCACATCACGGCGGGCGGGATCGTGGACATGGACTATCAGCAGTCGCCCGATAACATCCTGTGGTGTGTCCGGGGAGATGGGAAGTTGGCGACGCTGACGCGGGAGATCGACCAAGAGGTCGCGGCCTGGACAGAGCAGGCGCCGTCGGGGACGAGCGCGGCCTATGAGAACGTCGCGGTCATCCAGTCGGCGACCGCCATAGATGGAGACGAGGTCTGGTTCGTGGTGAAGCGAACGATCAACGGCGTCACGACGCGCTACGTGGAGTTCCTGGAGGTGTTCGACTTTGGGGCGGACACGAAGGATGCGTTCTTTGTGCAGTCGGGGTTGACCTATGACGGGGCCTCGACCGTGACGATCATCGGGCTTGATCATTTGGAAGGCGAGACCGTGGATGTCTACGGCGATGGGGCGGTGCAGGCGCAGAAGACGGTTGCGGATGGGAAGATCACCATCGCCACAGCCGCTGCGAAGGTGCAGGTCGGCCTGCCCTACGATTCGACGATCAAGACATTGCGGGTCGAGGCGGGCAGCGCCATCGGCACCTCGCAGGGGCAATTCAAGCGGATCAACAATGTCATCGTGCGGGTGCTGGAAACCATGCAGCTCAAAGTCGGGACGCCCACCACGCAATATGACCAAGACCTCACGGAGATGAAGACCGGCGATGTGGAGGCTCACCACGACGGCGGCTGGGAGACGGAGGCGCAGGTGGTGGTCAAGTGCGATGATCCGGTGCACTGCCACATCATCGCCATCATCCTGCAGCTGACGGAGGAGGATCGCTGATGGCGATCAACCCGGCGGCGCTCTTGGCGATCACGCAGACGATCCTGGGGATCGGCGGGACGGTGGCTAAAATCCAGGGCGCGCGCCTCGACGCCGACACGGCGCGGTTCGAGGCGCAGTACGCCCAGCGGGTCTCGGAGTTCAACGCGCAGGTCTCGCTCAACAACGCCAAGCTCATCAACGAGTCGGCGCTCCTGGAGCGGGCCCGGGCCGGGAAGGTCAAGGAGCGCTTCCTGGGCGAACAGCGGGCGGCCTACGCGAAGGCCGGGGTGCGCCAGGAGGGGACGCCGTTCCAGGTCCTGGTGGAGACGGCCGCTGAGCTGGAGCTCGACTTGCAGATCGATTACTTCAACGCGCAGGTGGCCGCCCACGCGCAGACGACCCAGGCCGCGCTGGATCGGGCGCAAGGGGGCGTCTATCGCTACAATGAGATCATGGCGAAACAGCAGAAGCGGCTCGCGCCACTCGTGATTGGGCTGGGTGAGGCGCCGAGGCTCATCCAGGCGGGGGCCACGGCGTACAGCGCGTTCAAGGTCAACTAACCGGCGGCGAAACCGTGAGGCGCGAAATGTCGGGGTCGCTTGCTACAAGCTCTTTCAGACTCCCAAACCCCACGACGTTAAAGACAGTATTGTATGGAGCGCGTGAACGCTGTCAAGCCGTGCCGTGGGCCGATGTTGGCACATCTTGCGGGTCGCGTGGCGAACGGAGCACAAGTGAGCTAGAAGGCGAACGGATGAGCTTGAACGAGAAAACAGGCCTAAAAGTGCAAAATGCGGACTAGCTACAATCTCGCTCATTCGTCGATTCTTGAAGATGCCACGCATCCCTCGCCTTGACCTCAACGGCCGCAGCCGGATCGCGCCAGTGAGCGCCCCGCGCGCCGCGCCGGGCAAGTTCGGCAGCCTGGGCGGGACGATCTCGGAGCTGGGCGACGCGCTGCTGCACATCGAGGACTCGGTCAAGAAGGTGGCCACGTTGCACCAGGTGACCAAGGCGACGCTCGAGGCGAACCGCGAGATCATGAAGACGCAGGACGAGGCGCTGCTCGATCCAGATCTCGACACCAACCTGCCGAGGTACCAGCAGCGCATCCGTCAGATCGCGGAGGAGTCAGTCGGACGGGTCACGGATCCGCTGGCCCGGATGGAGCTGCAGGGGAATCTCTCGACGCGGCTGACGGCGCTGGACTTTCAGCTCGCCACGGAGGCGCGCAAGACGCTCGGCCGGAAGGCGCTGGAGGTCCTGGATCTCTCGGATGAGCAGAGCATGGAGCAGATTTACCGCTCGCCAAATGAGGCGATGACGCAGCAGGAGATCGTCCTGCATTCGCAACGCGTCGCCGATGCGGTCGCGGTCGGGGCGCTGTCGCCGATTGAGGGGCGCAAACGGATCAAGGAGTTCAGCGACAACGCGCGGGAGTTCTCGCTCACGCGCCAGATCGAGATGGACGCGGAGGGGGCGCTGGCGGTCCTCCAAGGCGGGCAGCATGGGATCCAGAATCCCAAGACCGTAGAGCAGTTGAGCGAGAAGGCCAAGGATAAGGTCGCAGCCGATGTGGCCGCCGGAAAGGCTATGCTGAGCGACCTGCAGGACACCAACGAGCTGGACGCGTTCAAGGCGCTCACGGAGGGGAAGCTGACGCTGAGCCTGTTGGAGAAACAGGAAGGGCGGCAGGAGATCCGGCCGAAGTTCAGGGACGCGCTGCAGGCCAACCTCATGTCTACCGAGCGCGCCGGAGCCGTGACGGATCCGGACAAGTTCCTGGATCTGTTCAAACAGGCGACGCGGACGTCGAAGTGGGCCATGGCCATGAAGGGCGGCACGATCTTCGGGAAGTCCGCTGCAGCCAAGAAGCTAGAGCGGGAGGGGCAGAAGCCCTCGGCCGATATCGAGACGCTGATGCTCAACGTCATCAACGCCAACACGCAGGGCGATCTGGCAACGGCGGATATGCAGCAGTTGGTCGGGATCATCGATGCGGACTTTCAGAAGGCGGCCACGGCGGCGCGGCACGTCTGGTACAACGGCATCCTTGAGACGGTCGAAACGGTGATGGCGCGCTATACGCTGCCCGGGCTGGTGTCGGGCGCGGTGGTGCGGGTGGCGATGCCGCTGATCCGGCGGATGGCGCAGGGCGAGCTCAAAGAGCCGGACGTGGATGAGGCGATCCGCGGGGCGCTCACGCATGAGGCGCGGGCGCAGCATCCGGCGATGGCGATGCAGGAGAGCCTGCCGGATGCGGTGATGGATCAACGCGGGCTCTCCCCGACCGGCACTGAGCCGTCGAAGGCCACGGCGCAGTACGTGTTTCAGAATGGGAAGCTCGTTAAGGTCAAGGCAAAGCCGACGGCCACGCCCACGGCCGCAAAGGAATAATGCCGAAGGTGTTTGTGGAAGAGGCGGACGCGCTGGTGGAGTTCCCGGACGGGACGCCAGTCGAGGTGATGGATCAGGCGATCCGCGAGACGTTTCAGATCGCGCCAGCGCCGACGTTCGCCGAGCGCGAAAGCTACCGCATCGATAAAGGCCGCGCGCTCATCGACGTCGGCAAGACCTTCTCGGCGGCGATGGACGGGCGGATGACGGATCAACAGGCGCGGGACTTCGCGGCGCAGCGCAACGCCCGCTTCACGCCGGACAACGATCAGCGCTTCGCGGCCGACAACTGGGGCGAGAAGTTCCTGGGGGCGACGACGGAGCTCGCGCCGTACATGCTGGATTCGACTCTCCAGGGCGCCGTCTATGGCGAGACGATGGCGGCCGGAGCGACCGCCGCGGCCCTAGTGGGGGGTGCGGCGGGCCCGCAGGCGTTTGTGCCGGAGGAGTTCGTGACGGTCCCGGTCGCCAACATGCTTGGGCGCAGCATCGGGCAGGCCTTCGGGGCCTGGCAGAATGCGAGCGCCGTCGAGGGGGGGATGCTCTACGGCGATCTGCTCGAGGCTGGGGTCGACCGCAAGACGGCGATCCCGTTCGCCAAGGCGGGCGGCCTCTTGATCGGCGCGGTCGAGCTCCTGCAGGTCGGCCAGCTCTTCAATCGCTTCATGCCTGCGGGGACGCGCTACAGCCGCAAGGAAGTTGCGCGGTTGATGGCGCAGGCGTTGACCGGCAAGGGCGGGATGAGCGCCATGCAGAAGCTCGGGGAGGTCGGGGCGAGGACAGCGAAGCTGGCGACGATCACCACAGCCTTTGAGATCGCGGAGGAAGAAGTGCAGGAGATCATCAGCCTGGCCGCCGAGACTGGCGCGAGCGCGATCCAGGCAGCGCATGACCAGCGCGGCTATGCGGGCCCGGAGCGCGAGGAGGTCGTGGGACGGCTGACCGAGACGCTGACAGGGAGCTTGCTGGGGTTTCCGCTGCTGGGCCTGCCCGGGTCGGTGGTGGCGAGCGTGCGGGATGTGTCGCGCAAGAGCGCGGATCTGGCGGGACTGCGGGCCGGGATGGGCCCGGTGACGGCCATCGGGCTGCAGAGCCTGGACACGCGGCTCGCCGATCTCGTCGAGGAGGCCAAGTCGCACGAGACGCTGGCCGAGTTCATGGACAGCGTAGACGTCAAGCTCGATCCTGAGGTCGTGCAGGCGATGGGCTTTGACAACCTGCAGGCGATGCTGCACAGCGCCTACGACATGGCGCAGGTCAGTCGGGCGGGAACGGTCGGGGAGCGCGTCAGTCAGCAACTCACGGCGCTCGGACGCTTCACGCCGGAGCAGGTGTCGGCGTATGCGCGACTCTACGAGTCGGCGTTTACGGCGCTGGGCGCGCGAGCTGGGATTGATCCGGTGGAGTTGTTCGGACGATATCGGTTGAGGATCGGTGGGGGCGAGGCGGCCGTGGCGGCCGGGACAGTGTTGGAACAAACCAAGCCGTTTGAGTCCGTGGTCTTTCGAGGCGCTGTGCGCGGGGTCGAAGATCAAAGCCTCGGGGTGTTCTATACGACGGATCGAGGTCTGGCAGAGTTCTACAGAGACTTCAAGGCCAAAAAAACCGGGCAGGCTGGCGACATCGTGACAGAGCGCCTGCGGCTCGCTCGTCCGCTCTATGTCCCTGGGGACGGAATGATCGGGGGCTTCGAGGGGATGGCGGATCAGATCCCTGCGCTGCGCCCGATCCTCAAGCGCATGACGAGCAAGCGCATCAGCGACCAGGCGATGGATGAGGCGATCATCGAAGGGGAGCAGGTGATTGCCGACTACGCGCGGAAGCGAGGGCACGATGGCGTCGTCTTCAACGAGGGCGAGACCATCATCAAGTTCGCAGCGAGCACAGGCCCCATCCTCGAACAAGCGCAGCCCATGGTCCCCGTCTTCTACTCGCACCTCATCCGCACCATCGAAGAGAAGATGCCCGCCTCGGCGCCGGCGGATCAGGTACGCGGGATCATCAAGGACACGAAGGAAGAAGAGCGCGCGTGGCTGGGGCTGGATGACTTCCTGCGCGGCAAGGCCAAGGTGAGCAAGGCCGAGCTGCTGGCGCACCTGAAGACCAATCAGGTGCAGGTGCAGGAGGTGACGAAGAGCACTGGCGGCGATGAGATCGTTAAACCAGTTGGCGGTGGGTACGCGATATTCAGCCGGCGATCAGGCGAACAGTTGTCTTTGGAGTTTAAGACAGAACGACAACTGCTCGAGGCCTACGGTGAGGCGATAGGACAGACGCTAGGAGAAACGAAGTTCCAGGCCCACCAACTCCCCGGCGGCGCCAACTATCGGGAGTTGTTATTGACGGTGCCGCAGACGCAGTCTGAGGTGCGCGCCGTGACTGGTGGGTTTGGGGTTTTTCTGAACGGCGAGCAGCTTGGGCCTCCGTATCGTACTGAGGCGTTCGCCAAGAAAGCCGCAAGCGCCACACCGTCAGAGGGAGTATTCCGCTCTCCCCACTTCCCTGACGTGGCCAACCCCCTCGCCCATGTCCGCTTCAACGACCGCGTGGACGCGCATGGCAAGAAGGTCTTGTTCATCGAGGAGGTGCAGAGCGATTGGCATCAGGCGGCGCGAGATGCGGCCATTCGAGAAGCTGGAGGCAAGGACGCCTGGAGGCGAATTCCGGCTGCGGAGAAGGCTGCGCGCATCGAGGCGCAGTATAAAAAAGTCGTCCCCGACGCCCCCTTCAAGAAAACCTGGCACGAGCTGGTCTTGAAACGGATGCTCCGCTACGCCGCCGAGGGCGGCTAC